CCTTCAGACACTTGAAGATATTTACCGGGAAACTGAACACACTGTTCAGCGGGATATTGAAAGCTGGTATCAGCGATTTGCAACCAATAACAATGTGACTTTGGCGGAAGCCCGGAAAATGCTGACCACCGGACAGCTTGAAGAATTCAAGTGGACGGCGGAACAGTATGTGAAAGCCGCACAGCAAGCCAACCTTTCCCCGGAATGGATTAAGAAGTTGGAAAACGCTTCAACCCGTTTCCATGTCAGCCGCCTTGAAGCAATCCAACTGCAAATTCAACAGCAGATTGAACTTCTGTATGGCAATCAGGTTGATGGGGTGGATGATCTTCTGAAGAAGTTGGTTTCCAATGGGTACACCCACGGGGCCTTTGAAATCCAAAAGGGCATTGGCCTTGGATGGGATTTCACCGCTTTGAACCAGAAGAAACTTGAAACCTTACTTTCAAAACCGTGGACAACGGACGGACGGACTTTTCGGGATCGCTGTTGGGTGAACAAGGCTGATTTGGTGGACACCGTAAACAAAGAACTGCTTCAAGGTATGTTGCGGGGTGATCCACCGGCCAAGACTATCACCGCCATTCAAAAGAAGTTCGGAACAGCCCGTTATAAGGCAAGGCGGCTGGTGCATACGGAAACCACCTATTTCAACGCTGTTTCCAAAATCCAGATGTATAAAGATTTGGGTGTGGATCAGATTGAAATTGTGGAAACGCTGGATTCCCGCACCTGTGCGGTATGTCAGCCCCTTGATGGAACGGTGATCCCGCTGGCCCAATATGAGCCGGGGGTGACTGTTCCGCCCTTCCACCCAAATTGCCGGGGAACCACTTGCCCCCATTATGACGATATGGACGGCGAAAGAGCCGCCCGCACCGCTGATGGAAAGGTGTACTATGTCCCGGCCAACATGAAATATACCGATTGGAAGAAGGCTTTTGTGGATGGTGTGAAGGATGGTTTGACGGTTGCCACCGTGGGCGCTATAATGAAGGCGAAAAGGGAATTGGAGCCGCTGAAGGCTGAAATGTTCCCTGAATACCTGACTGACAAGAAGGAACGGAAGAACACCCAAGCCCTGATTGATTATGTGAATGCGTGTGAAAACGCTGATCCTGATGTGGTTGCCCTTTATTCCAAAATGGGGGCTATGGAAAACATCAGGGCCAACGGTATTCCCATGAAGGTTTCCCACGGGAAAGGCTATGCGGTTAATTATCGCTATTATACCCGGAATGATCAGCTTGCGGATGTTGAATTGATTATTCCCAAGCTGGCAGGGGATGATCTTACCGGCCAAGTGGTTACGACCTTGCATGAGGAAATGCACCTGATGGATATGTTCAACCGGTCAGACCCGGCAAAGTATTCAGGTTGGTTCAGTTCCAGCCATGCCAAGTTAAGTTCCTTTTTCCAGAAAACCAACACTGATATTGCGGATGATATTGATTCCCTTTTTGAAGCCTTCGATAAGGAATGCAAGCGTATTACGGCGGAAATCAATGCTGAATTGAGAACCGCCACTTCCACCTTGACGGATCAATACTATGCAAGAACCATTTCTTATTCCGACTACAAAAAAGCCTTCAATAAGCTAAAGCGTGAAGCAAGTGAACAAATTGATTATCAATGCCGAAACGCTATGGGCGGCGGTATCAGTTCCCTTGAAGATATTTACGATGCCCTTTCCGGTGGTTCGGCCCGTGATGCTGGCCTTGTGCGATATGGTCACGGTTCCAAATATTACCGGGATATTGGGAAACGAGCGGAAGAAACCCTTGCCAATTATGGCGCTTTGTCGGTTGTCCGTCCTGACCTGATAGAAATGCTTCGTAAGGATAAACCGGAGTTGGTAGAAGCCTTGGAAGAAGTTATTCAGGATATGTTAAAGAAAGCGGGTGGTTAATATGACACGGGAAGAAAAGCTGATGAAGGTTCATGCGCTGTTGGCTGAAGTTTCTGATGTTCTGGTTGACCGCTTCTTTGATGCGGACAGTGAAGAACTTCTTGATGAAAAAATTGAAGTTCTTACTGCTTTGAAGGATGGGAAACCGCCTGACCAAATCCCCAATTATTATTCTGTTCTTGAAAACTTCAGCCCGGATCAGCATTGGGACTGATCCACAATATTGTTGATTGAACCACCCCGGCCTTCGGGCCGGTGGTGGTTTTTTCATACCTATTCGCCGTTTCCCGGTTGTGGGCGGAAAACAGAGCCGGGGGAAATCGTGGTTCCTGACCCACGGTAAAAAAGGATTTTATGATGGAGGTATCACACTATGACGAAAGAAAAGCTGATGGAGTGGGGCTTGACCGAGGAACAGGCCAACAAGGTTATGGAAGGGCTGAATGGTTCCTTTGTAACCAAGAGCCGGTTCAATGAGGTGAACGAGGAAAACAAGACCCTGAAAGCCCAAGTTTCTGAACGGGATGGGCAGATTGAAACCCTGAAGAAATCCGCTGGTGATAACACGGAACTTCAGAACCAGATCACCGCCCTTCAGGAAGCGAACAAGCAGAAGGACAAGGATCACGCCAATGAAATCAAGGCCCTGAAGATCAGCAATGCCGTTGATGTGGCCCTGACCAATGCCAAGGCCAAAAACAACACCGCTGTAAAGGCGCTGTTGGCCGCATTCTTGGAGAAGGCGGAACTGGCCGATGATGGCACGGTGAAAGGGCTGGATGATGAAATTGGCAAGCTGACCAAGGGTGAGGACACGGCTTTTCTGTTCGACACCAGCGGCAAGGCCAAGTTTAAGGGAGCCAAAGCCGCTGAAAAGAGTGATCCCCACAATCAGCCCACCGGGGATGACCTTTCCAAAATGTCCTATGACGAACTGTGCAAGTACATGGAGGAAAACCCGGATGCGGTTTTGGAGTAACCCACACAATTTGACTACACAGAAAGGAAGTTTGAACGATGGCTAACAGCAAGTTTGATGCAAAGTCTTTCAACCCTGAAGCGTTTAAGTACATGGTTGGCCGTGTGCCTAACCTGACCCTGAACGCCCTGAAGAAGTCCCGTGCGCTGGCCGGGAACCCTGATATTCGGGCGGTGTTCACCAGTCAGAATGGCACCGGCTATGCCCGTCTTGCCATGCGTGGCCTTCTGGATGGGGATGCGGTGAACTATGACGGTGAAACCGACATTACCGCCACTTCCACCAAGACCTTTGAACAGGGCATGGTGGTTGTTGGCCGTGCCAAGGCATGGACTGAAAAGGACTTCAGCTATGACATTACGGGCGGCGTGGACTTCATGGGCAATGTGTCCGCACAGGTTGCGGAGTACAAGGATACCTTGGATCAGAAAACCCTTCTTTCCATCCTGAAGGGTGTTTTTGCCATGCCCACCACCGATGCCAAGAACAAGGAGTTTGTGGAGAAGCACAGCACCACGATTTATGCCCCTATGAGCGCCACCACCCTGAACAGCGCCGTGAACAAGGCTTGTGGAGCCAATAAGCAGAAGTTTTCTTTGGTGTTCATGCACAGTGATGTTGCCACCAACCTTGAAAACATGAAGCTGTTGGAGTTCATGAAACAGACGGACGGGGACGGCATTCAGAAGGATTTGACCCTTGCCACTTGGAATGGCCGCACTGTGGTTGTGGACGATGATCTTCCCGCCGTGACCGGCTATGCCGATGCTGAAGCGGACACCCCCGGCGCTTTGGTGATCAAGGCTTCCGGTGCTTCCGGTGCTTCTGAAATTGATCTTGCCAAGGCAACCCCCTACTTTGGCACCCGTACCCTTGCCGCTGATATGTATGTGGTTCCCGCTACGCAGTACACCACCTTCATCATGGGCAACGGTGCTATCTCCTATGAAGATATTGGGGCCAAGGTTCCTTATGAAATGGCCCGTGACCCCAAGACCAACGGCGGTGTTGATACCCTGTATATGCGTCAGCGCAAGGTGTTCAGCCCCTATGGTATCAGCTATGAGAAGAAAAGTCAGACCAAGCTGTCCCCCACGGACACGGACTTGGAGAATGGGCAGAACTGGACGCTGGTTCACAGCGGGGAAAGCACTGCTTCCCAGCGCACCTATATCAACCACAAGGCCATTCCCATTGCCCGGATTCAGTCTTTGGGCTGATGGAATGGCGGTGATTCCCGTTGCGTGAACAGGTTATTGCAATGCTTACGGCCCTTGGCGTAACGGGGGCCGCTGAAGATCCCCTGTTGGATATTGTGATCAGCAATGTTCAATACAGGGTTCAAAACAAAACCAACCGAAAGGATATGCCTGAAGGGTTGGTGAGTGTGGCCGTCTATATGGCGGTTGGCGAATACCTGAACATGAAGAAGGTTTCCGGGCAGTTGGAAGGGTTTGACCTTGAAGCGGCAATCAAGCAAATTCAGGAAGGCGATACCAACACGGTTTTTGCCATTGGGGATGGGAATTTGACCCCTGAACAGCGGTTGAACAGTCTGATTGACTACCTGGCCAATGGGCGGAGCCGTGAACTTTACCGATTCAGGAAGTTTGTATGGTAAACGCCCACAGAAAAGCCCTTGAACGGTTGTGGAAGGATCGGTGTTCTATTTTCGTAAAAGAGAAAGTCACCGATCCAACCACACACCTGACTGACTTTGAAGAAAAGCCGCTTCTTCAGGATCAGCCCTGTAAATTGTCCTTTGAAACCTTAACTTCAAGTTCCGGTGATCCCGTGGCCGCTGTTGCCCAAACTGTGAAGCTGTTCTTGTCCCCTGATGTGGAAATCCCCGCTGGCTGTAAAATCGTTGTGACACGGTTCAACAATCTTGAACGGAAGTTCACCTATTCTAAAAGCGGTGAAGCCGGGGTTTTCACCAACCATCAAGAAATCCAGTTGGAGCCGTGGAAGGGGTATGCCTAATGGCTAAATGGGGCAAATGCGATTTCAAGCAACTGGAACGGCTGAATAAGAACATGGAAAAGCTGATGGGGGCGGATTTGGACAGGTTTTGCCGCCAAGCCGCCCAAGAGTTGGCGGGGCGCTTGCTGAATAAGGTTGTGAAGCGGACACCTGTTGTATATGGCACCTTGCGGGATGCGTGGGCGGTAATGCCTGTGGGCCACAGGGGAACCCATTACACAGTTGTTGTGCTGAATAACCTTCAGTATGCGTCCTATGTTGAATACGGCCACCGGCAACAGCCGGGGCGGTTCATCCCCGGTTATTGGGAAAGTGACCGCTTTGTTTATGATCCCGATGCGGAAGGCGGGATGGTGCTGAAGAAAAATTGGGTAAAGGGGCGCTATATGCTGACCATTTCCACACAAGAACTGGAACAGCAAGCGCCTAAAATTCTGGAAAAGAAGTTGTATTTGTTCCTGAAGGGGTGTTTCGATGCTTAATGAGATTATCAAAGGAATTTCAATGGCACTGAACGCCGCCTTTGGGGATGGGTATGAAATCTATCAGAATGATGTGGAACAGGGTTTGAAAGAACCCTGTTTTTTGATTGCCGTTTTACAACCGGAAATCACGCCCATGCTTGGGCGGCGCTTTATCAAGAGGAACCCATTTGACATTCAGTATTTTCCGACCAACCCCCGCAATAATGCGGAGATGTTCACCGTTGCGGAAACGATGATGGAAGCCTTGGACTTCATCACGCTTCCCAGCGGTGATCTTCTTCATGGAACCAGCGTGAATTATGAGATTGTGGACAATGTACTTCATTTCTTTGTGAACTATAACTTGCCCATGATCCGCCCCGCTGAAGAAACCTATATGGAAACCTTGGAAACCGAGGTTGGAACCATTGGAGGGGATTAAAAATGCCTACGACCAAAACCAGAAAGCCCAAGACAGCGGAAGCGGCCCCGCCTGTTTCCAATGTCCCGGTTTTCACCAAAAGAAATATCCTGACCTTCCAGCGATACGCCAAGCGGCGTGATCTTCTGTCCGTTTTGCTGGAAGATGGAAAGGAATACACGATGGAGCAGGTGGACAGCTTGCTTCAAAACTTTTTCAAGAAAGGCAAGGTGAATTGATATGGCCCTTGGCGGCGGCACTTTTTTGACGCAGAACAAGATTCTGCCCGGTGCATATATCAACTTCATTTCGGTTGCGAATGCAAGCGCCACCCTCTCTGATCGTGGTATTGCGACCATCCCCCTTGAAATGAATTGGGGGCCTGAAGGTGAGGTTATCACCGTTGAACTTGGGGAGTTCCAGAAGAATTCCCAAAAGATTTTCGGCTATGCGTACACGGCGGACGAACTGAAGCCCATGCGTGAGATTTTCAAACACGCCCAAACGGTTC